TATCAATGGAATCAACCAAACCCCAACTAATCCGAGCCTCAACCCTGCGAATCAGGGCGGGGCCGGCCCGGACCGCGGAGGCGGTTCCCCAGCTGAAGCAGCGGCCGCTGCAACGGCTGGAGGTCCGGGGGTACCGGGTGCAGACCCGGGAGCAGTTTAATCATTAATCAAGCAAAAGCATGAAAATAGATCTTGATGAAAATAAGTCAAATGCTATAGCAAAGCTCATGGCCGTCGGTGGTGCCGGGGTAGAGGCTCTAAAAGAGCTTTTCCAGGCAGCTGAAGCGGAGCTGAATAGCGTGAAGAACATCGATCCAAAAGGAAACATGGGGCTTCAAGCGCTGGCAGCACAAAGGGCATTAGAAGCTGTGCTAGAAGTACGAGAAAATGTCTTCCCAGAATCAGTGAGAACTGAGACAGTGGATGGGAAGGAACGAAAAGTGAGCCAGTGGAGATAGCGCTGCATATTAAAAATTAATCTATCTTGGGAACTAAACTCCCAACCGTAAGGTAAAGCCAATGAATAAACTTATGGCAGAGGAAACACAAGAGGGACAAAACCCTACACCAGAAGAAGTAGCAGCAGCTGAGGTAGCTGATAAGCAACTGGAGGAAAACATGACTAAGGAAGAGCTGGAAGCTCTACATGCTGACGAAGATTTTATTGCCAACTTCTCTGAAGAGGACAAGCAAAATCCGGAAAAAGTGACAGAACTGAATGAAGCTATTTTGAGAAGTGCTCAAACTACGGTTCACCAGAAGCGTCACTATCGAGGGAAGGCTGAATCATCTGGGAAACCAGCTGCTGCGGCACCAACAACACCTGACCAAAAGCCGACGGTCCAGGAAAAGAAGGATGAAAAAAAAGTTGATCCTCAAATCGCAACTGACTTTCGAATAGACCATCCGGAGCTAACGAAAGAACAGCAGCTGAAGGTGATCGCTCACGCGGGAGCCTACGGCACACTTCCGGAAGATGCTCTCAAAGATCCGATGATTCAAAGCTACATAAAAAGTAGTCAGACTGCGGATGATGTTGAAGACGCATCGATGGCACCAGGGGGCCACTCCCAAGGTGCTATAGCAGATAAGGATTGGAGCAATGCTACACCAGCCGAGATCGAAGCAGAAAGAAATAAGATGCTTTACCCGAACGGATAGCCGACTCAACTCTAGCTGCACAAATTATTAACTTTAACCTTGATTAATATCATGGCTGGAAACACAACCAAAGCACAAATTGATAACATCAATTCGTTCTACTCTCGAGATCTTTTGATCCGAGTCCAACCGTTCCTTGTTCACAACAAGTTCGGTATGGTAAAGGATATCCCGAAGGGAAATTCTGACATTATTAAGTTCCGTCGTTACGCAAACCTGAGTGCTGCTACAACACCGCTTGTTGAAGGAGTTACTCCACAAGGTTCACAGCTCAGCAAGACTGACATCTCAGCTACGCTGAATTGGTACGGTGACTTCGTTACATTGACAGACAAGCTGACAATGGAAACTGAAGATCCGGTGCGAATGGAAACCAACGAAATCCTATCTGACCAGGCTGGGGATACTCTTGACCAACTCGGCCGAGATATCATCAATGCTGGTACTTCAGTTATCTACTCAGGTTCAGGTAACACTCAGACTTCTGAGGTTGCTGCGGCTGACGTTATCACAGCCGGTGATATCGACACTGCTGAGGAAACTCTGAAGGCAAACAAGGCTCGATTTATGACTTCATACGTCGATCCGACAACTGGTATCTCAACAGTACCGTTGCCACCTTGTTTTATCGGAATCTGTCACGTCTACACCACGAAGACTCTCCGAGCATTGAGCGGTTGGACTAAGGTCGAGCTATACGCAAACCCTGCATCTCGAATGGAGGGTGAGATTGGAAAGTACGGTAACACTCGATTCATCGAGACAGTAAATGCGAAAGTATTCACTGGTGCTGGTGCAGCTTCAATTGACGTGTACTCAACATTGATCCTTGCGAAGTACGCTTACGGTGTCACTCGTATGAGCGGTGCAGCAATGCAAAACATTGTGAAGCCACTTGGATCAGGTGGATCATCTGACCCACTCAACCAACGAGAAACCTCTGGATGGAAGGCTAGCTTCACCTCTGTCATCCTGAACGATGCGTTTATGACTCGTATCGAGCACGCTCGAGTTTAATCACTCAAGTGACCGGATAGTACGTCGCCGGTGGCCGTAGGGGGGAAGGGCCCCTACATTACTCAAACTTTAATCTAAAATTTTTTATGGCAGCAACAGCTATCACTAGAAAAATGACTATTGACGACGGTAAAGGTGGATGGGTTGAATACGGTACTTTTGTACTTGATGCAGCTTCAATCGCAGCCGGAGCTCAAGGTGTCGAAACCGCGGCTATCCCCGGAGCAGCCGTTGGCGATGCAGTCTTCCTTAATGCGCGAGCAATGGAAGATGATTCAGCAGTAGTCGGAGCAAAGGTCACAGATACTGATGAGGTTTCGGTCTACATCAACAACATGATCGATGCTACAACCGCAGTGGACCTTGGTTCACTAACGTTCGACTACATGCTCGTTCACTACTCTTAATCTGAGTAGAACCAATTCAAACAATCGGAGAGAGACAAAACTTCAACCGATGAAAAATTACTCACTAAATGAATAAAATTATGAATCCAGAAGAAACAAACGAGTTTGAAGTTGATACGCCAGAAGCGTATGCGGCTGCTGAAGCTCAAGCAAACGGCGAAGTACCTAATCAGGTAATACCTGGTCCGGACCAACCATTGCCACCAGCAGATGACATATCAGCAGAAGCTTCGGCTTCAGAAGTAACTCCTGAAGCTCCAGTAGCACCAGTGGCAGCAGCTACTGTAGATCGCTCTACAGTAATTCCAGGGCTGAAAGAAGATACTGAAAACTCTGTTGAAGACCGAGCTCTTGCTACCAAGCGAAAGCTCGCGGCCGAACCAAAGGTTCGGATGATGATTCCACTTGACCCGGGCGAAAAAGCGGGAGCTTATCGACCGGTACTGATTAATGGATATCGATTTGACGTTCGAAAGAACACAATGGTCGACCTTCCAGAATCAGTAGCGTCTCTACTTGCTGCCTCATACTCAATTACAACGGACATTGTTGAAAACAATCCGCTGAACTTGGCTCATGCTAGCGAGAAGACTCAAGACGCACTGGGGATGTAAGCATCGATCCTAGACTCTCTCCCTCAGCTGGGGAGAGGGATCTGGGATCGATTAAGGATCTTAGAATACAAAAATAATTATGACTTTAGAAACAATTAGAACAGATACCCGGTACACGGTTAGCCCGCAGCTGACTTCAGCCGAGTACTCAGATACGGACCTCGATCGCAATGCGAACCAGTGGTACAAAAAAGCTGTCGGCTGGGCCATCGCTTCTGGTGATGATTGGCAGATTGCTGGTGAAACTCTTTTCAGAGACTTCAAGACAAACGTGAGTGTATATGCGCTCCCAATGGAATTGATTCGGGTTCTGAAAGGAGAGGTTTTGTATTCTACTGGTGGCAGCTTCGTACCGCTGAATTTCTACGACATTTCCCGAAACCAAGGAAGTGTTGAAGGGAATGACACTCGGACATTCGACGATCCAACCAACCCAACTGCGGAGCTTTTAGGCAACGACATTATCATCCGGCCAGCCCAAACTACCGGAGCTGATATCGTAAACGGAATCATGCTTAATGTTCAGATGAGTCTGACTGACATGGCAACATCGAGCTCAGTTCCACAACTGATTGAAACGGTTCAGCGCATAGTCTCAAAAGGCGCAGCGTTCGATTACTGCATGGCTGAAGAGATGTGGAATAAGGCTCGAGAATTAAAATACGAAATCTTTGGCGATCCCCGGGTCAAAGATGATATTGGCTTGGTCGGGGAATTAAAAGCACTTTATTCGATAAGGTCGGCTGCATACCGGGATCAGATTTCACCGCGTCGACGTAGCTACAAATAAAATATGGGAGAATTTACATGGACAAGAGCAACTGGCGATGAAAGTGCTGTTTCCGGCATCAAAAAATGGCAGGAACAATGGGTGACATCGACTCTGTATGTTATCGGTGATGGAGTTTATAACTCAGCCACTGGTACGAGCTACGTCTGTCTCGTTCAGCACACATCTGGAGCAACTGATGATGAGCCTGGGGTAGGGGCTACTGAAGCAACATACTGGAGTGATGTGGCTGTAGGAGCTGCGGGACCAACCGGACCGACTGGGTACACAGGTTGGACAGGTCCTGCCGGATCTATTGGGCCAACTGGTTACACTGGCTACACTGGGTACACTGGTTGGACTGGAGCTGCGGGTGCGGCATCAACAGTTACTGGACCTACTGGGTACACTGGTTGGACTGGAGCTGCGGGTGCG